CATTGCGCCCTCCCGCCGCCGTGATGCGCAGGACCACCTCGGCAGCGGCCAGAACAGTTCCGGTCACGTCAATGGCCGGGCCGGACCCGACCTGCTGAACCGGACCGATGGGACCGCGCACGATGACGGCGTAGCGGTCGCCGGAAACATGCGCTCCCTCGGCCAGGGTCAGGATGGCGCCGGACGCACCCAAGGTGACCTGTCCATTGGCCGGGGTGGCCGTGGCGTTTTCCCAGGTCGCGCCCCCGTCCAGGCTGAGCTTGTAGGTGGCGGTGCCGAGCTGGCCGCTGGTGACGATCTCCAGCACGGCGTCGGCATTGCCCGCGCCGATGCCGCTGGCGCTGGCCTCGGGTCCGGGTTCGGCCCCGGCGCTGGTGTGCTTGACCGCGCCGATGTAGCCGCCGGGCAGGCCCGGTACGGGCACGGCAATGACAATGGGTTCCTGGCCGCCCGTGGCAAAGAGATCCCGCAGTCGATCCACCAGGGGACCGACGCCGAGCAGCGCGTTCAGATCGCTGCTTTTGCCGAGCAGGTAGCCCTTGCCAACGGTCCCGGCGGAGCAGACCCCGGCCACCAGGGCTGTGCCGGAGACGCTGCCCGGCGCAAGCCCGCTGCTGCCGTCGATCAGATATTCAATGACATCGTTCATGTTCGCGCCTCCTTACAGGCGTCCGCCGCCCTGGGGACGGCTCCGAAGTTGATCCAGGGCCGAAGTGAATTCGGCCTCGGAAACCTGTTTTCCATCGGGCCAGCCCGCAGCCTGGCGCAGGGCAGCCAGCTCCCAGGCGGGCAGATCGCCTGCCAGCACTTCCACGGGGTAGAGCTTCTGGGGATACAGCTGCGGTTTGTCCTTACTCTTGGCCATTGTTCGCCTCCCTGTAGGTCGGGTTGAAGGTCACGTCGCGGATCAGCGGGATCTCGCTGTCCCGCGTGGTCATGCCCGTGAATGTGACGTGAAAGGTTTTGTTGCGCTTGGTGAAGGCTTCCACCATGCGCCGGGTGAATCCGCCGTATTCGGCCTTGTCCACGCTGACGGTCACGCGGTTTCCATGCGCGTCTGTGACGCGTTTGGGGAGCGCCAGCAGGAACGCCTCGGCAAAGGCCGCGAGCCAGGCTTCGTCATCCGCACGGATCGCGGCCCGGACCACCAGACGCATGTCATAGCGAGCGCGGCGCAGGGTGCGATGGGTCTGCACCTTGCCGGGCGTGGGAAACTTGCCCACAAAACGCCCGCTGCTCACGTACTGCTCCGTGAGGGTGGAACATTCCACGCGCCGCCTGGGCAGCGTGACGCCGTCCTTGTCCGGGGCGTCCATGATTGCGGTTTCCGGCAACCCGGCGGCCACAGCAGCAGCGCGGAGAATAGCGAAGGCGGTTTCTCTCATCGGCCTTCCTTCCGGTCTTTTTCGTACTCCAGCCGGGCACGTTCCAACTTGATGCGCTCGTTTTCGGGATTCACGTAGGTATGAAACAAAAGCATCCCCAGAAGGGACCAGACGCTGCCTGTGCAGCAAATGGCAAAGGCAATCAGTGCACAAATGGCGACATTGGTCACGGCGACAGAAAGATACGGCGTGTATTTCATCTTCCCCTCCCGCCTAGCAGCGCGGAAAGATGCCCGGCCAGAATGGCGCGGGCCTCTTTGATGTCCTCTTCGGAAAATCCGGCGTAGGGCCGGGGCGGAAGCGTCACGCTGTGGCCGCGTCCTGCCTTGCCGCCCAACTGATGGATGCGGGCGTAAATCTTGTTGCTGCCCACGGACACGTTGGCGGCGCTGGCTTCGTACCCGATGGAGCCCATAAGACCGCTTCCCCCACTATCCACCAGAGTCTTGCCGCCTTCCTTTTCCGCACGCTGCGAAGGCTTCCAGGACGTGCCGTCCGGGCCTTCGCCGCTTTCAAAGCGCTCCACCGTGGACGATACCAGGGCCTCGCCGATTTCAGCCATGGCCTGTTTCGCGCCCGCGCCCACGTTCGCGGCGGAACCGAGCGCGCGGTCCAGGCCGTTCCAATCCAGCTTGAAGCTTGCGCCGCCCATCACCAGCCCCGGAAGTCAAACAGGGGCTGGCGGGTGCGCACTTCCAGTTCGCCGTCCACGCGGCTCTCCTCGCCCAGCTCCTGAAGGCCGATGTTCAGCGCGCCGCTGCGCACGGCTTCCAGATCGCGGACAGCCTGCTTGTATTGCGTCTGGAGCGGAATCCATTCGTTGGCCGCGCCGCCCTCCGAGGACATGACCGAGGTGATGGCCCCGACAATGCGGTACGCGGCCAGCACGGCGGCGATGCGGGTCAGCGTGCCCGGAACCGTGGCCAGGGGCAGCACGAACCGGGCGCGCAGGGCGTCGTCGATTTCGCGGGCCACGTTGACCAGGGTCTTGTCCACGATGCCGGGCGTCTGCTCCTCGGCAGCGGTCAGGTAAGCGTCGAGCACGTAGTCGGTCAGGTCGGTGCGCTGGCAGTACACGGATGCCTCTCTCGCTTGTTTTGGACTGGTTTTGAACTGGTTCAAAAGGCTCGGCGCGGCTCACCGCCCCTGCCGCCCCATTGAAGCGGCAGGAACGGTTTTGCGCTAGGTGAGCACCACGGCCTTCATCACGCTCCTCGGAGCGATGGCAGGCAGGGGTTTGGAATGGGCGATCAGCTCCAGGCTGCCGCCTCGCTTGTCCTCGACGGGCTTGACGAACAGGGGCAGGGGCTGAAGGTTGGCGTCCAGATCGTCCAGTGCGCCATAATACAGGCCGGTGGCCCCCATGGTGTTCATGCGGATTTCCTTGTCCGCCAGCTTCTGGACCGTGCTGCCGTCCTTGGGCTTCTTCCAGGTTTCGGACATTTCGTAGATCTTGAATTTGCCCAGGATGATGGCCCCGTCTTCGGCCAGGCGGGCAGGAATCTTGCTCTCCTTCTCGGACTCCAGCAGGTTCAGCAGCGCCCCGTAGGCCAGGGCACCGGCATGGACGATCTTGTCCCCGCCGTAGCCGGAGCGGTCCAGATCAGTGGCCAGGGAACTGAGGAAGTTGTAGACCTTGGCCCTGGTGATTTCCGCGTGGTCCCACTTGGCTTCGGCAGTGACGTTCTTGGTCTGAATGGACTCGCCGCCGTAGGCCACGGTGTAGTCCTGGTACGAGCCGCTATCCAGAAGCATGGGGTACTGGATATGCCCGTCGAATGCGCACTGCGCGGCCATGGCTTCCGTGGAGGCCTTCACCGCCCGGCGCAGCGCCAGGGTTTTGCGCCTGGCCCACTGCTCGCGGGTCAGCGGGCTGCCCAGCTTGAGGTTGTTCAGGCTCACGGCGTCCACCTTGGACGCGATCTTGAGCGGCAGCGGCTCCACGTAGGTGCCCACCGAGGACTCGGCATTGAGCATGGCGGGCTGACCGCCGCGCGAGACCACAGGCATGACGCCCACGTTCTGGAGCAGCTCCTCCACGGGTATGACCGGGCTGTCCCACTGCTGGCGCACGGCCTCCGGGAACAGCCTGTCCAGCACCGTGCTCGGCGTGGGCGGGGCGGTTTCGATCACCTTGGCGATTTTCGCGGCGGTGAAAAACTGTTTCAGAGACAGGATCAGGGACATGAAAACCCTCCTTATGCGGGCCAAGGCCCGATGAATTCCATTTCCGCCAGGGCGGCGGCAGTAGCCGGGTCGCCGTTCGGCATGGTCAGTTCAGCGGCGTTCACGCCACCGCTGGTGACCACTTCGCCGTCCACGGCTCCGATTTCCGCGTCCCGGACCAGGCAGCCCCGGCACCAATGGGTGCAGCTGGCGGAAACCGCCGCCCCGTTTTCCGGAGCCGCGTTGCAGGTCACGGACACGTCGCCGATCAGGTAGTTGACCTTGCCCGTGCCGCCCGCATCGCCCGTCAAAACGCCGAATCCGTCGTCCGCGAACGATTCCGTGCCGTCCGTGACCGTGACGGACCCAGCCTGGACGAGCCCGCCCAGACTGCCAGTAAAGGTCTTTTCCGCGCCATCGCCCTGGCCCAGATCGGTGTCCTGGGTGACGCCATACGGATACAGCTCCCTCCCGGCGGTCAGGGCCACCAAGGCTCCGGCCAGAAGCACCCCGGTCAGGGCCGTGGCAAAGGGGTAGGTTCGGACCACATGCCCGTCCCCCACCAGAATCTGGGTCTCGCGTTTCGTGGTGGTGCCGAGCACCGCGTCATGCGCCATGATCGTCCTCCATGGTTAGAATTTGCGGGCCAGGGCGTTGCCGTCAAACGTGGCCGCGTCTTCGCTGCCGCTGGCCGGGGCGCTGAACTCGTGGGTCAGGCCGTTGGTCGGAGCCTCAGCCAGGAAGCCCAGGAAGTGGTCCACCAGGGGCCGCTTGCCTTCGGCTTCGCTGAAGCTGATCTCCACGGCAGGGCCTTCGCCCGCGCCCGTCATGGCCTCGCAAAAGGCCAGCACCTTGTCCTTGCTTGCGGGCAGCAGCTTGCCGTCCGCCACGAGCTGGTCCACGCGGGCGGTCAGCTCGATCTTGCGGCGCTTGGTTTCCGCTTCGGAAAACTCACTCTGCTTGGCCTTGAGGTCCGCTTCGGCTTTCTTCCGGGCCTCGCTTTCGGCCTGGGCCTGGGCTTCCAGCTCCTTGATCCGGGCTTCCAGTTCCTTGGTCATCTCGTTCTTCTCCTGTTCCGGTGGTTCCGGCGTGTCCGCCGGGACTTCCGGCGCGCTGAATTGGATGTCCACGGTCAGCCCGCCCTCGTCTCCGAATTCGACGCGCCCAAGTCCCTTGACCGCCGGGGGCACTGCGCCGAGCAGGCCGAAATGGCGGATTTTCAGGTCGGGCGTCAGGCTGAGACTGCCGTATTTGTAGTCTCCATTTTCCACGCCCCGCGCCGCTTTGTCGGAAATCCGTGCGAACTGTGCCTGCAATATGCCGTTCTGGCTGCGCACGGCGGTAATCCAGCCCTGGGCCGGGTCCGTGTTCTTGGGATGACCGAAGACCACGGGCGCATCCTCGGTGCGCTGGCTGTAGTTGCTGGCGATGGCCTCCAGGTCCGCCTCGGACCAGGTGCGGGTGCGCCCCGCGCTGTCCGTATGCGTCCCGGTCCGGAAGATGTTGATCCACTTGGCTTCCTTGCCCATGTTGACTTCCCTCCTTTCGGGGATTACGATTCGGCTTATATCGTGAGTGTTGTCGGCGTTCGTGGCAGGCCCGCCGGGGTCAGGGATCGAAACTGCGCGAAGCTGGCCCAGGGACCGGACTACTTGGGCGACTCACGATAGATCAGTATTCCCGCCCGTTCCTTTTCCGCCTGCTCATAGATGACCCGTTGGTTTCTGTCCCCGCGCGGCGCAAACGCCGTCGCCCCGGTCCAGTTGCGCCCAAAAAGCGAAAATGAGCTGAATCCGCAGATGTTTTTCGAGGACGGCATGCGAAAGAGCCGGATCATCCGCAGGGTGAAGTACATCTTCCCTGTTTCGGGGTGGTCCACGGGCCGCCACCAGACCTCGTAGGGGTCAAGGATGGTCCTGGCCAGAAGTCGCATGTAGGGGCGCTTGTCCGTCCAGCTGGTCTTCCAGGCCCCGGTCGTCTTCTCGGTGAACAGCCACTTGCTGACGGTCACGGGGTAGCCATGCACGTTGACGACCCGGTTGCCGTTCAGGTCGGCGATGCCGAATTCCTTGAGGAACGCCCGGACGTATTCTTCCGTGGCCAGGCCCTTCTTGGGCAGCAGGTCGCTGTCCTTCACGACGTGGATCTGCTTCTGGTCGATGGCGGCGATGGGCGGCTTGCAGACCGAATCCGAGAACTCTCCGGACCGGCAGAGCGTGGGGAACGGTACGTCCCGGACGCCCTCCAGCTCGGACGGAGTCAGCCCGGCCAGCCAGTCCTTGCCCACGTTGGTGCTCCAGCCCTTGTCCGGCAGGGGCGTGACGAACGATTCCATGCCCGTGGCCGGATCCACCACGCGGATGCGGTCCGGGATCTCCTTTTGGACCGTGAGGCCCCGCGCCTTGACCTGCCGGGCCGAAAGCGTGGTCACGGTGCAGCGGCACATGAAGCCGTTAGGCGGGTAGAACTGATCCCAGAACGGGTGGCCGTGCGGGTAGACCATGCCGTGCAGGGCGCGGTGCGCCGGGCGGGTGCGCCGGTCCATGACGGCGGAGTATCGCCAGTACGGACGGGCCTGAGCCACGCGCCGCATCTGCTCAAAGCGACCGGCCATGTAGGCGGACTGGATATTCGTGCGGAAGATGTTTTCCACGCGCCAGGCTTTTTGCCCGGTCCAGCCCCGGTCCTTCAGCACGTCGCCGATGCGGGCCTTGAAATCCGCCAGGGTCTCGCCGTCTTCAATGGCTTTTCCGATGGCGGCCTGCACCGCGCCGATCTGGTCCGCCTTGGCCAGCCCGGACACGGCAAAAGCCCGACTGCGGGCCGCCCCGTCCATGGCCTGGAACTCTTTGGCGCTGACAGGGGCCTTGCCCTTCCAGTATTTCACGGCCTCGGCAGGGGCCAGGGGATCAATGGTTACGGGCATCAGGCGTCCGCCTCCACGGCATGAGCGCCGAACGCCGCCGCGTTCAGCATGATCCTGGCCAGCAGTTCTTCCAACTCGTCCTGCTCCGCGTCATGGCCCAACAGCTCGGCCAGCAGGAGCTGCATGTCCTCCCAGGTTTCGGCCTGGCACACGGCGTTCTCAATTTGCTTGACCAGCTTGCTGTTCGCTTTGACCGCTTCGGGCAGCAGGTCTTCAATGGCCTGATCCACCAGGGCCTGCGACGCCCCCGCCTTCGCATCCTCCCCGTCCTTTTCGTTTTCATCCGGCTCCGCGAACTCGCTATGCTCTGCCGCGTCCGCCCCATTGCCCGCGTCCCCACCTTCCAGCTCGAATTCATCCTCGGCCAGGCCGTAGCGCCGGGTGAAATGGCTCTTTTGGAAACGCACCCCCACACCGTGCAGCTTGGTGTCCAGGTCCGCCTGGGCCGCGTAGTCCTCCGGTTCGGAGTAGGCAAAGACCGGTGCGATCACGCCCGGCCCGGCGTTCACGTCGCGGTAGATGATCGCAATATCGTTCATGACGCTGGCCACCAGGAACTGGTCCGCCTCGGCCATGTCCCCGGACACGGAATAATGCGTCTCGCTGGCTGCGCGGCTGCCGGAGCCGTCCATCTCCGCCGTCAGGGTCTGGCCCATGAGCACCTTGGAAATGGCCTTGTCCCAGCGGCGGATATAGGCTTCGTGCTGGTCGCCGCCTTTGCCCTGGGCGCTGGAAATTTCCACCTCCGCCCCTGCCGGCAGCACGGCCACCGCGTCCTGGACCATGGCGGCCAGGTCGCCCGCCATGCGCATGCGCTCGGCGCGGTCCGCCCCGCGCGGGGACTTGGCCAACACCCAAGGCATGCCGAACTTTTCCAGGAAGCGGGTCAGGAATTCGATGCCGCCCCGTTTGAAGGCCACGGGCCAGAGGCAACGGGAGAGCAGGCGCAAGCCGTAGGGGTTCTTGTAGGTCGGGAAATGGCGCACGAATACGAATTTGCCCGGCGGCAGGAGCTGCGACGCGGCCAGGGTTTCGCCGCGAAACACGGGGCGGCCCAGGTCGTCGAAGGCGAACCATTCACGCGGCTTGGCCACGATGTCCCGCAGGTGGAACGTGCCGCCGCGCGGCTCCCAGAGTAGTTCGAGCGGCGTGAAGCCATAGAACGGCGCGTCCAGCATGGAGGCAAAGACGTTGCGCAGGTTGATGGCTTCCAGATCGGCCACCAGGGCGTCGCAGAGCTTCGCGGCTTCGGGCGCGGCGTCCCGGCCCTTGGCCTGACCGGGCGCGAAGTCGTAGTCCTGCTGGTTCAGCACGCGCAGCTTGCGGTTTTGCATGGCCATGCAGACCTGATCGTCGGCGGTCAGATCGTCGAGCACGTCCGCCGAGTCCGCCCGCTTGAGCAGCACCGGGTCCGGGTCGGGCAGCCAGCCAAGGAACGCGCTGAAATTGGCCCCGGCGGTCAGGCGCGTGGCGAACTCGGTGGAGAGGTCCGTGGCGGACGCCGGGGACGCTGAAAAATCGATGGGGTCGCCTTTATGATCGTAAAGCAGGGACATGGATTCTCCGTGTGTTAATAGCCGCGCATGAGCCCAGCCGTTTGGCTCCCGCCCCCGGTGCAGACGTCCCATTCACCAACGCCGGGCGGGAACTTCCGGGCCGCAAAAAGCGCCAGGGCAAAGGCAACGGCTGAGTCGCCGTGGCGCTTGCCCGCGTCCTTGCGATCCGTGGTGCGGGCATCGCGGGGAACCTTGGGCACGCCCTTGATCTTCTTCACGGCGCGCAGGTCATCCAGGATGTCGTCATTCTTCGGAATCAGCACGGTACGGTCCTCCAGGGCGGCCTTGGCCGGAGGCCAGTTCTCCAGGCACCAGGAATCGGAGAAGTGGACCTGTTCGATGATCTCCGCGCCGAACTCCTGCCGGGCGCGCTCGGACAGGAAGGAGCCGTTGCCGCCCTTGTCCAGTGCGCCGCCGGAAAGAAGCGGCAGACGGTTGCCCACGTAAAACAAGGCCTGCTCCTGCTGGGCAAACGGGCAGTCGCGCAGTTCCAGCACGAACGGGGTGCGCCAGGTCAGGCCGGGCGCTTCCTGGAGCGGCCAGATGTCCGTGAGGTCCACGTCGCGGCCAAAGTCCTCGCCGAACCAGCTGGGCTTGTCCGGCAGGGCCGCCAGGAGCGGGCGCAGCTCCGCTTCCAGCCAGTCGCGCATTTCCCGGTGCCGCTGTTCGTCGGGCCAGTCCACAAAATCACGGGCGGGGGGCGTCCAGCGGATCACGGGAATGGCCGGGTCCATGCAGGCCTCGATGACGTTGCGGGTCAGGTAAGCCCCGCCGGACTTGGACGGGATGCAGAACAGCTCTTCATCCGCATCGTCGCCGTAGTCCGCGATCATCTTGTCGCGCCAGGCAGCCTCGGCTTCCGGCGACCAGGCCAGGGCCGAACGATGGGCCTCGGTGGCGGCCTTGGCCTGCTTGACCTCGCAGATCCGGCGGTAGAGTCCCTGGCCGAGGGCGTCGTCCAGGGTGGTGCGGTGCAGGCTGTAGTTGAGCTTGCCCGCGCGGATGTCCTGCACGAGCTGGTTGAAATCGTTGTCCTCGCCGTTGTGCGTGGACATGATGGCCACATCCCCGCCCCACATGATCAGGGCCATGGCCGCCTTGAGCAGTGCCTTGAGGTCGGGGACGAAGGCGGCCTCGTCAATGCGCACGCGGCCCTGCTTGGAACGCAGGTTGTTGGGGTTGCTGGACAGAGCCTGGACCACGAACCCGGAGTCGAAGCGGATCTGGAAGATGCTCACATCCTTGTCGCCGTCCTTGAGCACGATCTCTTCCATGGCGCTGGCCGCGATGCCGTAGACCCCGGCCCAAAAGGCCGCGTCCTGCACGTACTGCCGGGTCATGTCCTTGTTGTAGGCGAGGTAATAGGTGGACATGCCCCCGGCCTTGGCGCTCTTGGCCGCCACCAGGGCGCTGTCCGCCGCGTCGGCATACGACGCGCCGATGCGCCGGGACTTCTCCCAAACCTTGACTGGCGACGTGTCCGCGTTCCATGCGCGCTGATACGGCAGCAGGACGCCCATCTACTTCCCCAGCACCTTGTCGATGATTTCCTGCACAGCTTCCGCGCTGAGTCCCTTGGTGCGGGCCGTGTCCACCGTATCCGCCTCCTTCGGCTCCACCTCCCGGATCAGCTTCAGCGCCTTGAGCACCCCAGCCACGGCCTTGTCGTCCAGGTCTTCCGGGCTGGCCAGAAGCCGATTGATCTTCAGCTCCACCGCTTCTTTGAGCGCGGCCACGGCGTCATCGTTCGTGCGGATCTCCCGGAGCCTGCCCTGGGCAGCGGCCTCCAGAAGCTTTCCGGCCTTGGCCGCCTCGGCCTGTTTGAGCGCCAGGCCTTCCAGCCCGGCCACGGCAAAGCCCACTTGCGGATTCTTGGTTTCTATCAGCTCCTTGAGCATGGCCGAACGGGCCAGGATGGTGTCGAAGCGCAGGTCCGCCTCGGCCTGGGCCAATCGCGCCCGTCTGCCGCGCCAGTCGTATTTTTCGCCCCAGCGCTTGAGCGTAGATACGGAAACACCGGTTTCCGTGGCCACCTGGTCAAAGGTCAGGCGGGCAACGCAGTAGAGTTCCTGCGCGCGCCAGACATCGTCGGACGGGTATTCGCGGCCCTGGCGCGCCATTACAATCCCCCGGACAGCTCGCCCGGCGAGGGGCGCTTCACGCCCGGAACCGTGGCGCGGCCACGGGCCACGTCCTCGCCGCGTTCGGACAGCCGGGCCACGAGGCAACCGCCCGACAGCGCGAGCGTGACCAGGCCCTGCTCGGCCAGCCAGGAAAGCTGCGTGCGCACGCGGTCGCGGCTGGGCTGGAAGCCGTAAGCCGGGACCATGTCCCGGATCAGGCTGTCGTTCAGCGCGTAGTCCGGCTCTTCCACCAGCAGCCGCAGAATGGTGATGCGCAGGTGCTCCGCGACGATCTCGTCATAGCTCATTTATGCACGCCTCCATTGAGCAGGTAATCCTCGTGCCGCCCCACCACACGCTCCACGCGGCTGACCACCTGGCCCAGTCCGTCGATCTTCTCGGTGACCACCTTGAGGTCGCCGCGCAGGCCCGTGATGCTCAGGGCCAGTTCGTGGAGCGCGGCCCCGCTGGGCACGCTGGTCAGGCAGGCTTCGATTTGGCTGATGCGCTTTTCCAGGGCCGTGGATTCCTTGCGCAGGTCGAGCAGGAGCTTGATCAGGTAGCCGACAATGGGCAGGACCACGACCTGGATCAGGCGCAGGATGATGTCGAGGGTGGGCAAATCCATTACTTGCGGCCCCTTCCGGCCTTGAGCAGCCGCTCCATGCCCTTGGCCGTCATACGGTCGCCGAACCACCATGTCACCGCCGTGACCGTGAGGTACAAGACCGTTCCGATCACCTGGCTCAGCAGAGTTTCGGCCTGGGCCGGGGAAAGGGTCACGCCCTGGGCGTCCAGCACGCGCCAGGCCTGGATCGTGACCCAGGTGCTCACGCCGAGCAGGTAGGCCGTGATGCCGGGCCGGGCCAGCCCCTTGAGCGTGTCCACCAGCCCAAAGAGCAGGCAGATCAGCACGCCCACGGGCTGGGCCAGATACGCTACCCAGCCCTGGGCCGAAAACATGCGCTCCATGAAGCTCTCCAGGAACACGTTGGCGTTCCCGGTGCGCTGGCTGGCGGTGAAGGCCTTGACTTCCTCCAGAGCGACAGCGCCTTCCACCTGGGCCGTGGTCACCTTGATGTTCGCCTCGGCCTCGGCCAGCATGGCTTGGCTTTCCGCCCCGACCATGGCCAGCTCGTGGGCGCGCTCGGCCTTCTTGTCCTCGTTTTCCAGCTCCTTGACCTTGCGCTGGTTGTAGCCGGACCAGATCGTGCCGATCAGGCCCGTGATGCCGCCAAGCAGAACGTCCAGCATCATTCTTCTCCTTCGATGGTTAAGTGCAGGGGCGGACCGCCCAGAGCGGCCAGAAGGGCCATGAAACGGCGCACCGTGGCGCGGGAGACCAGCACGGCGCGCTGGCCCGCAAGCGTGCCGCGCCGGGAGCCGAGCAGGATGCAGCCCTCCACGTTGCTCTTGAAGCCGAGGGAAACGTCACCGGCCAGGTTGCCGGAGTGCAGCAGAATGTGCGTACGGCCCGGCACGTCCCGGACGTGGTACACGCGCCCGAAACGCGGGGAATCGACCGCGACGCAGGTGTATGGCCCGCGCGGAATGCAGGACACGCGAGGCGCGTTGCCGCGCCAAGGCAGTTCCAGGGTGAAGCAGGTGAAGCCGATGTCCGGGATCACAAGGCGACCTTCTGTGCCCTGGTCTGTGCTCGGTTCACGGGTGAGAATGGCGGGAAGTGCGTCCACGTTCATCGCTCCCTGTTTGGTTTCCAGGGAGCAGAATAGCGGTGTAAGGTGCTGATTTCAGGAAGGGGTGTAAAGGATGAAAACAAAAAGGGCGGCCCAAAGGCCGCCCAAAAGGTCGATGGTCAGCGGGACTATTGCCCCGCGTTTTCGAGCAGCTTGTCGCGGCCCATCAACAGAGAGGCCAGACCGGTTGCGGCGTCGTCGGAAAGGCCGCCCCGTTTCTCCTGATACCAGCAGAAGGACTCGGCCAGATACGCCAAAACCATGCGCACGGTGTCGATCTTGTCCGCCCTGTCCATTGCTTCATCGTGCAGGGGCAGCATGGTCATACCTCCAGGCCCATGGCCCGGTAGCGCCGCAGGGCCGCGCCCACCGTGTCCGCGCAGCAGCCGAGCAGCTTGGCCGTTTCCCGCTGTGTCAGGCCCATGCCCCGGTAACGCAGGATCGCGTCCATGTGCGCGTCCTGGAACGCGCTCAAGGACCGCGCCGCCGTGACTCCCTCGCGGCGGCCTTCCAGCCGGATGTTCTCCAGCGCGGCGGCCTCCAGGGCGTTGAACGCCTCGATGTACCGGAGCTTCCACTGCACAGCGGCTTTGCCCGTGAACCCCATCACCAGCAGGGAGAAGGCGTCTCTGGTGAGTCGATAGCAGGGCAGTGATCTGCCTGTGGCGTCCTTGTATTCACTGAATCCAAAATTGGATTCAGTGAATACCTTGGGCAGCATCGACCGTAGCCGGTCAATGTCTCGGAGAACGTGCAGGTGCTTTTTCTGAAAGTGTCGGGCCACGTCCAGGCTGGAGACAGTGGGCGTTCTGCCGTCTGGCAGAAATTCCAGGTGAACGATGGATTGGGGGGCATCGGCCTTGGTGGGATGAGACATGCGAAACTCCTAGTGATTTGCTAATGGCTTTCCCCGAAATGGAAAAAGCCGGGAGTTAGCACCTCCACTAGGCGAGGCTGGGTACTTTAGGCCGAAGCCCTGGACATATCCCCACTCCCGGCAAATATGGCTTTGCTCAGAGGGCGCAAAAAAACCGCGTCTGACGGGGTGGCGGTGTCCGCCTAGTATTGGAGTTGCTACGCTCCGTAGCCCCGTCTATGCGAAAATTCGTCGCTGTTGTCAAGCGCGGCTAAAGGTCCACGCGGTTCATTTCCTCGCGCACGCTCTCGGCAGTCAAACGCAGCGGCAGATCCACGTGGCGGACAAGCTTGCCCTCGGCAGCAAGGGTGTAGACCTGGCTCCGGCTGACATTCAGGCAATACGCCGCTTCGTCAGCCCGGAGCAGGGTCTTTGATTCCACCATTTGCGCGGGCGTGATATCGAACTTGATCCCCTGGTTGTTGTCCACCGTGGGCAGCGCAACCTGGAACCCTTCCGGCGTCTTGGGCGTGCAGCGCTGGCGGCAGCCGAAGCAATGCAGGATCGGCCACTGCTCCACCCAATACGCCCGTTCGGGATTGCGGCACCGCAGCCGTTCATACACGTCCCGCAAAATCTCCCCCTGATAGGGGCGGAAGCCCTTGGCGTAGAGAGCCGCGAACTCCTTCAGCGTCTTGGCGGTCATGGTCATCCTCCGTGGGTCATGTAACCTGAGAAATTTGCAGCACGGCCCGCGCCTGATCCCGGAACAGCTCGTCACAACGGCTGCACGGCCTCTGCTCGTCGCATCGTGCGCAGGCCACGCTCTTGATGGCCCGGAACGCCTTGGCCTCCAGTCCCGTCTGTCCGTTCAGGGCGTCCCGGATGCGCGCGGCCTGCCGCTCCACATCGCCGGGGTAGCGCCCTGCCAGGACCATGTAGACCGTGGCCCGGTTGAGCCCCTTTGCCGCGCGGCAGAAGGCGTGTATGGTGCGATACCGTCCTTCGATTTCGCACCGCAGGGAAGCGATGTCCGGCTCAGACACGTTGCTCCCGCACGCGATTCCATTCCCGTTCATACCGCTTGCATCGGGCGCAAGCTCGACGCCAAGTCTCCCAGTCCTTGGCCTCCAGCGCCTCCTGGCTTTGCCGCGACGCCTCTTCCCGCTTTCGAACGAGCGTGTTCATGCGGATAAAACGCAGGTCAGCTACATCGTAGAGGCAATTTCGCTCAACCAACTCCAGCAATTCCGTCCTGGAAAGATCCTCGACGCGCATCACAGACACTCGGGGTCCAGGCCCTTTGCCCGGCAGCGGTTGTACAAATCCTTGGACAGCGTCTGAAGCTGTCCCTGGTCATTCAGCCACACGAACTTGTCCACCTTGAACTGCCGGGCGCACCGGGCATCCAAGCCGCTCATTTTCCAGCCCAAGGCATGCCACATGGCCGTTATCAACCGCTTCTGCCGGTCGAAGCCAACACCTTCCGGCACTTCGTAGAATCCGGTCCGAGGCTTCGGGGCACGCTTGCGGCTGGACGTAAACGCCACGCCCAGGGCCTCAAAATGTCGCACCAGCTCGTTGAGCTTGAGAAACGACAGCTTTCCGGCGGATTCCACGTCAAAGCGGTCCAGGAGCATCTGGCGGTAGTCGTCATCGCTCATGCCGAGCTGCTTCTTGGCGATATGCACCTTGGCCAGCATGGAACGGCGGCTTTCTGCGGGCGTACTCATTGCCCCTCCCTATGCCCCGGCCGCTTGGGCCAGGAACCTGGCTTCCAGGTCTGCCAGTTTGCGTTCGGAAATGGTCGGCTTGCCCTGGGCCGCGTTGTCCTGGTGGTTCACCAGCAGGCTGATGTCCTTGGGGCTCACCCCGTGTTGCTTTCCCCAGATGTTGCGGCTCAAGCCGGAGCGCTCAATGCGTTGCAACAGTGCATTCCGCAATCGTCGCACCCGAAATGGCGTTTCCGCCGTTTCAGCGGCCGTTTCAGTCGCCGTTTCGGCCTGCCGGACGCGGCGCAACCGCGCACCGGCCCAGGCCGCCGAAGTGGCCACGCCCGTCTGCATGAGCACCAGGGCCACCAGGAGCAGCAGCATGGAGCTGTGCGCCCGCCATTGCACCGATGCCACCGGGGCCGGGGAGGCCAGGATGGCAGCCCGCTGGTCCTGCAACGTCTCAAGGCGGGTGTGAGCCGCGTCGATGGATTCCTTCCAGCCGGGGCGCTGTTCAGCCAGTCCAAGGAGCCGGTCCAGTTCCTCGCGGTGCAGAGTCATGTCAGCACGGATGCTTTCCAACCGGCTGGCCCGGATTTGGGCCGCCTCTTCCGCCGCCCGCACCTCCTCCAGCACAGGCGTGGCCACGGACAGCATCGGCCCGGCAAGACAGACCAGGGTGGCCACCAGGGCCAGCCCGGCCAGCCCCAGACCACGCCACCCGGACCAAGCCGCCCGCGCCCACCATGTAGCCGCGAGCACGGCCAGCACCACGGCGACGGCGGGGCCGCTCGGTCCGTAGGTCGCATGCCAAAAGCGCCAGGCATGGACCTGGAGCAGGATCTCGCATCCGGTCAGGAGAGCGAGGGGAGGAACAAGGGCGGACAGGGTGCGCATGGCTACCTCCTCATGCCTTGGATGCCGATAACGGCCCAACATCCGGCGGTGACGATCATGGCGGCGGCTCCGGCCACCGCTCCAAGCGTGGCAACGGTCAGCCCCAGGATCAGCAGCAAGGCCGCATTGCAAAAAGACGTGAGCGTGGGCGGTTTGGGCGCGGACCGGCGAAGCGTCGGGACCAAGGCCACGACGAAACACCAGCCCACAGTGGAAATGACGGAGTCCTGCCAGATCATGCCTCGCCTTCCTTGCGCACAATAAACTCCTGGCCTCCCTCAATCTCAGGGGGGAGCGTACAGGCAAACGTGCATCCGGGGCAGACCACCCGGTCCTGGAGTGCCACGGCCCTATAGCGTCCGGCCTTGCACTTCATGCCCTTGGGCATTTCAAGGAACGCCACGCGGCCCGGCAGTTGGTTCAGGAATCGCACACGAGTTTTGATCATTGTCATCTCCCTATTGCAGTTGGCGGCTTCGGTGTCCCTTCAGGGGTGCGGAAAGCGGGATGTCCTGCCCGTCCCACATCCCCTGAAGAAAATCGGAAGAACGCAGCCGGGCGGCTTTGAATCGGGCGGGCTTCAGGTCATCCGGCATGGCGGCCTGGATGAGACTTTGCTTGACCGGCACAAGGGCGGATGACGTTACCGGTGTTTCTTGCTTTTGGGCTTCCAGGCGCTTCTGGATGGTATGCACTACGCCATGCAAATAGGACTCGCGGGCGGTCTTCCGGGACGCGTTCTTACGCAGGCGACCGCATTCCATCCGGAGGTACGCCGATCCCATGCGGAGCAGCGTCTTGTACAGGTACCCGTAGGTCCAGGCACAAACTTCCTGGTCGGCTCCCACGCCCACGAAGAAGGTGTAGCCGTCGCTCGAATGATAGGTGGAGCAGTCGAAGGCGTCCGCCGTGACCCGTGCCAGGGAATATGCCCATTGCTCCAAGCGTTGCCGGGTTCGTGCGTTTGCCTTCTCTGCTTTCGCGTCCTGCTCCAATTCGGGGATGTCCGACGTGGAGAGGTTGTATTCCGACAAAAGCATCTGGACTTTCGCCGCCGCAGCGGCAGCTTCATGCTCGTTGTCGGATGACGACAGGCTCAGGAGCTTGTGGACCCGCTCGATGATTCTTTCACGATCCATGGTAAACCTTTGCGGCTGCTCATCAGGCCCGGCGCGCCACCGCCGGACGACCGCCCGTGTGGGGCGGTTTCGCATTCGGTGTCGGTCAGTGTTCCGGTTCGGGCTGCCCGACCAGCACCATTTCCGCGCGGCGGATCAGCGCTGCGCCACCGTCAGGCAGGGCGGGCAGTTTGCGCAGTAGGACCAGCGCCGCTTCCAGCGCGGAGGCGAGCCGAAGATTCTGCGTTTCCAGGGAACAGATCGCGGAACGTTGTTCGGCGTTCACTGGATTGCCTCCTTCAGCCCCTTGCCAGGGACGAACTTGACCCGCTTCCCAGCGGGCAGCGTCAGGTCCAGGCCGGTCCTTGGATTGCGACCGATGCGCTCCTTGCGTTCGCGGACCTCGAACCGACCGAAGCCCTTGATGGACACCTCCCCACCTCTGGCCAACTCCTCGGTCACGACCTCGATAGTGGCGCGCACGAGGGCGTCAACATCGGCGGCGGCGACGCCGTGCGGCTTGCGTGCCACCACGGCCTTGATCAAATCGCTTCTGGTCATGTGTTTGTCTCCTTTTGCTGAGGGCGCTACAGCGCCGCGATGTCCAGGGCGATGGCCTGCCATTTCTCTTCCGGGCCGCTTCGCTCATAGAACCGAATGTACTTCTTGGAATATTGCACGGTCAGGCTGTCCCGGATGGCCTGCATGGCCTGCTGCCAGCGCGCGTCTCGGATCTCCAGCTTGAGCAGGGGCAGGACCTTTGCCGGGCTGACATTGCCCTCCTTGTCCACCTCGAAGGCCTGGTTCACCAACGCCCGGACTTCGGGTCGCGCGTTCTCGGTCCATTCGGTCAGACACTCATCCACCAGAGCCTTGGCCGCCTGGAGTCGCTCGTCAAAGGTCAGATATTCGGCCACGGCCACCTGTACCCGGCGCATCCCGTCGAAGGACAAAAGCTGCGCATTGCCTTTGGCCCCCGCCCCCTTGGCCCCGTAGTGCTCCATGGCCAGCTCCAGGAACGCGGTCACGTCCCCCAGGGCCTCGATCTTGAACTCCTGGATACCCGCCTGCACCTTCTTGGCCCCGTCCACGATGTCGCGCACCAATTCGTCACGGGTGCGGTCATAGGCCGATACCTGCTCCAGAGGAACCAGATGCCCCTGGGCGTTCTGCATGTAGCCTTCCATTATATGTGCTCCTTCTCTAGTGTGCGATCTTCCCGCCGCCGCGTGCGGTCGCGCAAAGCAGCACAACGGGAGCGGAGGTTTCCAGTTCGGCCACGCGTTCGGATTCATGAATAATCGCGTTGCAAAGGCGCGTGGCCTGTTCCATATCCTCGGCACTCATGCCACGCTGATTTAAGGCCTTCAGCTCCAAGGCGGCGTTGGTAATGTTCCGGCTGATCGGCCCACCCGGCGTGCGCCAGGGGCCGTTACCCGTTTTTCTGCTCGTCTCGTTCATCGCGGCCTCCGTCTTTCGGTTCAAAGGTTACTGGCCGTTGCGGCCCCGGATCAGACACAATGACAAATACCTTTCGGCGGCCTTCCAGGCCGTCCTGACGCACCCATCCATCCCGCGCGAGGAGTTGCACGAAGCCCTGGGCCGAGGCCGGGGTGCAGCCCGAAGACTCGGCCAACCCCTGAAACGTGAAGCGCCGCATTCGGCGAATGGTCCGCCAGAGCACATCACGCGCTGTGGCGGTCTTCTTTTGCCGCGTGGGATGGAGAGCAGGATCCTTCACGACCTGGTACAGAGGATTGCGCCGATTCGGGCCGAACTCCCTGTAGGCGTTGGGCTCCTTGCGCTCGTCAAGCAACTTGAGAAAACCGTCCCGCTCCAGCCTGTTCAGCACCCGCAAGGTCTTGCGACGATCCAGGCCAGTGGCTGACATGGCATAGTCCAGGCCAAACCGCCGCCGCCCGTCTAGGGACAGCACCACCAGCCGGGTGCATTCGTCGCGCGAGGATCGGTTTTGCAGCTTTCGCAGGGCGTCAACAGGCGCTTCCGAGATCATGCACACCGCGCCGGTGTTGCCGTCTTCCAGAGCGCGCACTTCCAGCGCCCCCGGCGGCAGGGGACCGGTGTCCCGGCAAAGGGCGTACTCCCCTTTACGCCGAGCCAAGTATCCCGCCCGGACCAGGTCTTCCAGGAAGGCTCGGGCATCCTCGCCGGAAACCCCGGCGAGCTGCTCAACGTCCGCCTGCGAGCAGGACGACGCCACCTTACGGAGCACGGTCCACATGCGCTGACGGGGCGGCTGCATTACGCGACCCTCTTGAGGTTCATGTGCTGGGCCGTGATCGTTTCCGATCGGTTCAGGAGTGCCCGGTTTTCCATACCCGTCAGCAGCACGACGGACTTTCGAAAGTTGCCGCCCGTGGCCCGGACAACTTCGTCCAACGCCGCGTCTTCCACCGGCAGGTCGAGGCAGGTCGAGGCGAACCGGTGTAGATCGGCAGCGGACAGGGCCTTGAATTCCGTGATGTACAGGAACCGGTCGAAGAACGGCCCCATCCGCTTCAGGCGGTTCACGATGCCCTCGTGGCCGATCAGCAGCATGGGGGCCTCGGTCAAGTCGTGCAGGTCGCGGATGCAGTCGATGCAAGACGCCGGGGGCACGTTGGCCTCATCGAAGATGACCAGGCGCGGCTGCTCCTTCAGGGCGTTCTCCACAGAAGTGAACAGCTCCTTCTTCCGCTTGGCCGGAACCACGCCCAGCTCCACGGCCAGCTCTTCCAGCATCCACGAGGGCGACCAGACGCTCTTGGCCCGCAGGTACACGGCCCCGTTCTGCGCGGAGTACCAGATGGCCGCGCGAGTCTTGCCCAGGCCGCGATTCCCATGCACCAGGGCCAGGCCGGGCACGCCCGCGACGCGCCCTTCCAGGCTCCGCGCAGTGCTGACGAATGCCTGCACATTCGCGGTTTCCACAAAGACATTCTTCATCAGAACCTCCGTTCCACGTTGGCCAGTGCGGCGGTTTCCGCACGAAGGCGCAAGATGTCCTGGACGCTGTCGGATTTCTCCAGCGCCACTTTCCACTCGTACAGATCGGGCGGCAGAGCGCCGTCCCGCTCCTCTCTGGCGCAAAGCCAGTCGTAGGCTTCAATGGGGTACTCGAAGGAAGGCAGGGCCTCCTTGGGCCGGACCTCGCGGACGGGCAGCCGGACAACGCCGTCCGGCAAGGTCGGTTCGGGCTGCGGCTCCATGCCGTATTGTTGGGCCAGCCCCGCGTCCTGTTTCGGCGTCTCGAAGACCCGCGCTGCCTCGCGCATGGCCGAGGTGTCCGCCTTGGCCTGGAAGGGCGTCACATTGCCCCGCTCGGCTCGGTATTTTTCGATTCGGGCTGCTCCGGCTTGCATGATCAGGGTGTTTGGATCGTCAATGGTTTCGGAAAGCACCTGAAGGGCGCGTTTCTCTTCCCGCAGCTTCTGCGCGTGGGCCTTCTTGGCCGCCGTGTAGGACGCCACCCGCGTGCCGTCCCAAGCCGCGTCCGTGGCCGTGCAGACGAATTTGACCCGGTTTCCCTCGCGATGAAATACGTAGAGCTTTCCGGCGTTCTCCAGGTCGATGCGCACATCTACCTTGCTGCCCACATAGGGAATAAGCTCGTCTGCGCTGAACTTGCGCCCGTCATAGGCGATGCCCTTCTTGCCCACCGCCGCGTCGGTCTTGATCGGGGCCAGCAGGATGTCCAGGATGCGTTCGTCCTTGATCTTGGCGGGTTGGCGCGGGGAGGAATGCGCCCGCGCCAGCGGATGCATGTTGCCCAGCTCTTGGCGCGGGGTGGTTTCATACAGGGTCAGCCACTGGTCCGTGGCCTCCTGGAGCTGGGCCATTGTCATGGGGATGTCCACGACCTTGTCCGTCCCTTCCATGACCCGCTTGGCCCACACGGAGCGCTCCCGCAGGGCAGCCCGCTCCTTTACGTCGTGGCCGGTGTAGTGCGGCAGCAGCTCGTGCAGCCCGTGGGTATAGGTTCCCAGGGCGCGTTCGATGAAGGGCTTGTCCTCGCCGTGGTAGGGACGCGTGCTGTCCCGCTCGATGTCAAAGGCGCTGAGGATGGCCGTAACGTGCCGTGAACGATAGTCCTTGCCGTTGTCCATGCGGATGCGCGCGGGCTTGCCCCAGGCCAGCATGGCCTTGCGGATCGTGGCCGCCACGCTCACGGCCTTGGAACTGGTGGCGCAGAGGAGCACCAGTCGGCGGCTGTACACGTCGATGCAGCCCACGATGCACACCCGTTTGCCGTCCGCCGTCATCACGTCCGCCGGAGTGGAGTCCATCTCCCAGACGTGTCCGAAATATTCCGCGTCCATGGCGTCGCCGAACGCGGCCATGAAGGAGTTCTTCCAGCGTTTGGGGTTCTCCAGCATGGCGAAGAGTTGCGGATTCGAATCCTTGATGTCCTGGAGAACCCGCTTGAAGGTGGCTTCGCTGGGCAGGTCCGCCCCGAACGCGCCCTCCGCCTGAGTGCGCAAGGCCGATGCCTTGATGTGCGGACGCTCCTGAAGCTGCGCAAGGATGAACACGCGCAAGGAGGGGATGACAGACAATCGCTTCCCTTTGTTGGCTCCATGGTTGGACAGCAACCCGGACAGCCCTTCAGAGGCGTACAGAGCACGGAAGCGGCGCAGGCTGGCCGGAGAAAGACGTTTGACGTGTTCCGACGTGGCCGGGTCAATGCCGAACTGGCTGGGATCGGTGTTGTAGCGCCTGCAAAACGTCACTTCGGCCTTGGTTTTGCCGCCGGACTGCCCAGCGATGTACTGTTCGGCGGCCAGCAGCACGGTATGCCGCGCCTCCGCCCGATCCCGGCTCCAGTCCGGGGCTTGCTCCCAACGGGCCACCCGCTTCCGGGCCAGCTCCGCGTCCGTCTCGCCAACGGGCAGAAAATCCGGCGAGGTCCGCAGTTCCTGGGCCTGAAGCGCACGGAACACATCCCCCGGCAGATCGGACGCCAGCCACTCATACCCGCCCCCGCGCCCGGACCGGGGCCGGGAAGGCCAGGACTCGCGCTTTGCCCGCCGGGTGACCGTCATTACAGTTACCCCGAGGGCGGTCACGATTTCCTTTGTGGTGTATGCGTCTTTCATGCTGTCCCTTGTGCCGCTTCGTATGCCTTGTTACCGTCAACGAAAGGAGAATCAGTATGTGGATTGACCGTTATGAGGCAGAGGCGTTCCGGCACTATGAAGAGTTGCGCGACTCCCTGACTCCGAAGGAGGTTGATGAACTCCGCACGCTTTGCTCCACGGTGGAGCTGTCGGAGCTGCACCGATGGTCCGCAAGCAACTGGCTGTCGGTCTGCGAATATGTCGCGGCAACACCCAGCCAAAGAAAAAGAAAGAAAGCCTGGCAAGACCCAGAAGTGAAACCTCTATTGGTCTGGGCAGCGTGCAGACATGCCAAGAGAGGATGCGCATTATTGCAGGGACTGATGCAGAGTATGGTGTTGTCCATGCGGGGTGCTGGATATCGGAAAATGACCGCAGAAGCCGGACGTGCTTATTTCGAAGTTCTCTCACAAGACGTTCCTGATTGGCCGTTCCCTGGGCCGGACCCGTTTGCGGGGCGCGGTTAGACGCACCCCCGCCGTTCCAAAGTGCGGCAGCCGTTTCCTTTAAGATACGTGCGTCATTCATCATCGTCTCCTCGCTGTCCGGGTTGTGGTGCTCCGGCTCCTCCGGTATCGTTCGACCTATCTACAATCCGCTAACCGGGGCCGAGCTGCCCCGCAACGAAGGAGCCGGGACAAATGGCTAGATGCCCGATTTATGACTCTCCGACCGCCTGTGATCAGCACCGTGACTGCCTTTTTTTGAGGGATGGCGGTTGCGCGATTGTCCTTAGTATGCAGAAGGCCTTCGACAACGAAAAACGCCTGAAGAACATTGAAGAAACCGTAGCCGCTATTCATAACAACGTCCGGTCGATCATCGATTACTTGAACAGGACGGGAAGGACACGGTAACGTCGCGCACGACGAGCAGTTCGGCCAGGGCCGCGCCAACGGCACTGGCCAACTGGCTTGCGTCTTCCGTAGAGGCCAAGTCAGCATCCGCTACGATGGTTAGTACGATGCGTTTTTTCCCGAGGGCACTGGTCATGCAGTTGTCCTTGAATTCCTTGTTGCTCGCCATGGCTC